GCTAACTCAACAGTTGCAGTAGCAACTACAGGCACATTCTAAGTAACTCACAAAGGGGCTAATCATGGCAAAACTAAAGATCGTTCGTACAGATGGAAGCGTGCTAGAAGGCGAAATTACTCCAGCAGTGGAGTATTCCTTTGAGCAGTACGCAAAAAAGGGTTTTCACAAGGCTTTCCGCGATGAGGAAAAGCAGACGGATGTCTATTGGTTGGCATGGGAAGTCACTCGCAGGTCAGGTGAAACTGTTAAGCCTTTTGGTATGGATTTCATTGAGACACTACAAAGTGTCGAGGTGCTTGATTCAGACCCTTTAGCTTAAAGCGCGATCTTCCATTCACCTATCTAATTGCCAGGCTAAGCATTAGATTGGGAATCGCGCCACAGCAGTTGTTGGATCTAGATAAGACAATGCTCGATGCATTAGTGCAAGGGCTCAAGGATGAAGCGAAAGAGGTGAGCGATGCAAGTAAAAATAGAAGGCGTTAAAGAAACACGCAAAGCTATTCGTACTTTTGCTCCTGACCTTAGCAAGCAATTAGATGTAGAGCTTCGTTTAGCATTGAGTCCTATTGTCAAAAAAGCCAGAGGTTTTGTTCCAAGTGACTCACCCATGTCTGGTTGGGCTCCGCGTTCGTTTAATGAAGGAAGTTTTCCAACCTATAACTCTAGAAGCATTAGATCAGGCATAGGTTTTAGCACAAAGCCTGGCAAGGCTACTCGATCAGGTTTTACTTCTAATGCAAAGATTTACAATAGATCATTCGCAGGCGCTATTTATGAAACAGCAGGTCGCGCTAACCCAGAAGGTCAGCCGTGGGTTGGTCCAGCAGCAGGCGGCGCTTCTAAAAAAGTCAGTAGATCTATTAACCCTAGAGCAGGTGAACAATTTATTAATAACCTGCCAGAATTAACTCGAAGCCTAAAGGGTAGAGGTCGGTTAATTTACAAAGCATGGGCAATGGATCAAGGCAAGGCTTATGGAGCAGCAATAAAAGCCATAGACAAAGCAGAAGCCGCATTTATGAAACGGGCTGAAAGCCAAACCTTTAGGAGAGCTGCATAATGCCAGATATTAATATTGGGTCGAAACTTGATGCCAAAGGTTTTAAGCAAGCCGAAACGGCTATTGATAAGTTAAATAAACAGGGTAAAAACCTAGCGCGTACTTTTGGCTTAGCCTTTGGCACTACGGCAGTTTTAGCGTATGGCAAGGCTTCTGTTAAAGCTGCTGCAGCAGATCAGAAAGCACAGCAACAGTTAGCATTAGCTCTCAAGAATGTGGGCTTAGAAAGAGATGCTGCAGGTGCAGAAGGTTACATCCAGCGTTTGCAAAGCGAGTTTGGCATAGTAGATGATCTTCTACGCCCTGCCTATCAGTCCTTGGCTATTGCTACACGCGACACAGCAGAAAGCCAAAGACTCCTTAATCTATCTTTAGACATAAGTGCAGCCACAGGCAAAGACCTAGGCTCTATAACGGCAGCATTGAGCAAGGCTTACCTAGGCAACAACACAGCCTTGACTCGTTTAGGTGTAGGTATCTCAAAGGCAGACCTCAAGACTAAATCTTTTTATGACATTACTAACGATCTTGCTACGACCTTTAAGGGTTCAGCCACAGCTGCTGCTTCAACCTTCCAAGGCTCAATGGACAAATTGGCTGTTGCATCTGCTAATGTGCAAGAGATTATTGGCACAGGTCTTATCGATGCTTTAACTGGTCTTGGCGATAACAACTCAATTGCAAATCTTGCTGCCAGCATGGAAGAAACAGCAGAATACACAGCAGATGTAATTCGTGGCATTGGTGTACTAGCAGATAAGTTAAAGTCATTGCCGGGCTTTTCTAATCTTAATGTGGGAATGATACCTATCTTAGGCACTTACTTGCAAGGTCTAAGAGCGTTAGGGCAATCGAACCAGATCAAGCCTGCACCATTTAGCACACCTATGACTATCTCTGGTCAAAGTTCTAAATCTTCTGCATCTGCACAAAGCAAACTTGCTAAAGAAAATCTTAAAGTAGGCAAAGAAAATCTTAAATTAGCCAAAGCAAGAGCCATCTTTGACCTACAAAAGATCCAGATTGAAGCAGCACTAAAGGGAAAGATCTCAGAAGAAGATCGCATTCGCTTGCTTCTGATGAAAGCCATAGAAGATGAGAACATTAGCCAGATCGAGAAATACACAAAGATGCTCGATGAGGCACAAAAGAACACAGAGAAGTTAGTCAGCACCCTTGCAGGAATTAAGCCACTAGATGACATCTTCAAGAACTTTAACTTCATGTCAGTCAAAGAGCAACTAGCATCTTTAACCACCTACTTTAACAACTTTGCTGGATCAGCTGCTTCTGCTTTCAATGCCCTGAATCAACAGCAGCAAGCCGCATTGGGTGGTTATAAGCCTTTTGTGGGAGCTTCTATTCCATCCGTTGCTCCAACTAATCCATCAATGCCTTCTAGTGTTGGATTAGGTACAAGTGGCACTGGCAATCAAGTGCCAGCTGGAGTCACCATCAATGTAAATACTGGCATTGGTGACCCTAACGCTATTGCAGAAGCAATCGATGATGTTATTACAAATGCCAGAAATCGTGGAACCCTAGTTGGAGGCGTTTTCGCAATATGACATGGCTACCAGAATGGCGAGTTACAGTAGGTGATGATGTCTATACGACTGTCACCTCTGTGTCCTTTGCCTCTGGTCGTTTGGATATTGATCGTCAGCCAACAGCAGGTTACTGCCAAGTAGAAATTATTAACACGACTGGAGCAGAGTTCACCATCAATGTGACAGAGCCAGTAACTCTAGAATTAAAGAATGGCAGTGGCACTTATGTCACTGTATTCGGTGGTGAAGTATCAGACTTCAACATTGGAGTAAGAAGCCCAGAGGAAACTGGCTACATAACCACTGGCACAATTCTTGGCATTGGCTCATTGGCAAAACTAACTAAAGCGGTCTATAACACAGCTCTAGCCGAGGGTTTGGATGGCGCACAGATTGCAGCCATTCTAGGTTCAGCCCTCAGTCTTTCATGGGCGGAAGTGACTCCTACAGTTACATGGGCAACCTATCCTGCAACGACTACATGGAATGAAGCAGAGAATTACATCGGAAGCATCGACTCAGGGTTTTACACAATGATTGCACTCGCAGCTAGTGCTTCTGCCAAGTCTCAAACCCTTGCAGATCAAATTGCTACTAGCGCACTAGGTCAGTTATACGAGGAAAAGGATGGAGATGTCTCTTATGACGATGCAGATCACAGATCTAACACTCTTGCAACAAATGGCTATACTTTCCTCGATGGCTCATTCGCAACACCGTCCTCTATCAAGTCCACAACTCAGATTGCTCGCATCCGTAACAGCCTTATCTATCGCTATGCCACAGGATACGCAAGCACCTACAGCACCTCTGATACCGACTCTATAGCCTCTTACGGCCTGTTTGAGCGTTCGTTCGACTCTAACATCAAGAACCTTGCAGACATCACGGATATTGCCAATAGAGAGCTCAATCTAAGGCGTGTGCCTAAAGGCTCACTAGGAGCTATTACCTTTCGTCTAGATAATCCAGACATGACCACGGCAATGCTTGACAGCCTCGTGGGAGTTTATTTCGGTCAGCCTGTGCTTATCAACAACTTGCCTAGCAATCTACTGGGCGGAACCTTTGAGGGCTTTGTTGAGAATGTAGCTTTAAGAGCCACACCTAGTTATGTCGAGATAACCCTTTACATCTCAGCTACAGAGTTCTCACTTTCAACGACACAATGGGATACAGTTTTGCCTAGCACAATAACATGGGCAACCACAAATGCTACACTTATCTGGAACAACGCGACAGGAGCACTATCTTAAATGGCAACAAGCCCGAACTTCAACTGGCCAGAGCCAGACAATACAGACCTCGTAAAAAATGGCGCGCTTGCTATTCGCACGGCTGTCAATGCTATCGACACCTCTTTAGTCGATCTTAAAGGTGGAACGACTGGTCAAGTGCTTGCTAAGGCATCTGGTACAGACATGGACTTTTCATGGGTTGCACAGGATGATGCTAACGCGATTCAGAATACACAACTAACAGCAAAAGGTGCTTTGATTTCAGCAGTTTCTGCTGGCACTCCTGTAACTTTAACAGTAGGAAGCAACGATCAAGTCCTTACAGCTGATTCAACAACAGCCTCAGGATTAAAGTGGGCAACACCTGCTGCTGGTGGTTCGACTTTTGTTGGTTGTGAATTAAGAAAGTCCGCTAATCAAACAATTTCCGATGCAACTGACGCAGTAGTAACTTTTGATGTAGAGACTTTTGACACAGATGGTTTTCACAGCACTTCATCAAATACTGGACGCATAACAATTCCAGCGGGCAAAGGCGGAAAGTACCGCTTCAGTTACACACACCGATGGTTTGGCAATTCAACTGGTTTTAGAAACACTGGCATCAAAATAAACGGAGTCTCTGGAGCAAGTTACAACACTGCAATGAACCTAACTAGTGTCCGACTTGTTTATAATGGAAGTTATGTATTGAACTTATCCGCTGGAGATTATGTCGAAATGGTGGTTTATCAGAACTCAGGCGGAAATCTAGATTTATTGTATGAAGAAAACAGCGAACTTAATGCAGGCGTGCGCTTCGGCTGCGAATACTTGGGAGCATAATTATGGACTACTTTAAGCAAATTACAAATGTTTATCCTGAACTAACATACGCGGATTTTTTTGATGAAGGTCCAATTCGTCTTCAAGATGATGGCGATGGTGTTCAATACATCGCTAAATGGGAATACTCAAAACCTATTCCAGATGGTCTTAAACTAGGCAAGTGAAACCTAAGCTCTCTAAAGCTGCTGGTCAATTAAGGGAACAGATTGATGATTCCTTCCCAGATCGTGAGCGCACATCGGATGGTTGGATCGGTGATACCCGACACGTTGCTCGCAAGTCTGATCATAATCCAGATGAGCAGGGCTGGGTTCGTGCCATCGACATCGACCGTGACTTATTCAAGGGGTCAAAGCCAGACATTATGGGCGATCTTGCAGATCAACTTCGTGCATTATCAAAGTCAAAAGCAGACAATCGTATTGCTTACATCATTTTTGATGGGTTCATCTGCTCCAAGATCCTTAACTGGAAATGGCGCAAGTACACAGGGGCTAACAAACACACTAAGCACATGCATGTCAGCTTTAAGAAAGAAGCTGACAATGATGGGGCTTTTTTTCAAGTATCTATGTTAGGCGGAGAATAATGAACATGAAGCATCCAGTAGTTATTGCAGTCGGAGCCTTCCTTGCAGTATGGGGAACGACATCTAACTTCTCTCTAGACTATCGCCACATTCTAGGCGCGATCGTTGCAGGAGTGTTCGGGTATGCGAGTCCTAAAAAGTGAGTCAGCAAGACTTTTTTAGCCTTTACATCAGCACCTTGCTCGTCATTGGTGGCCTTGCAGGTTATGTCATTACTCATCTTCTCTCAGAGATTAAGCGACTCAATCAGCGTGTCGATGAGATCTATAATATACTTCTAGAGCGATAATTTTGTCATGGCTAAAAAAAGGGTTATAGATCTTGACACCTATAGCGCGTTAGATGTATGGGCTATTTCTTTGCAGGAAATGTATCGCGCCCTACGTAGAGCAGGCTTTCCTGTTGATTTAGCACTAGCAGTAATTGTCGAACCTATGGCTTATCCTCGCTGGATTCTTCCGGAGCCAGCTGAAGTAGAGAAGTTTGGCGACTACGAAGATGAGGATGACGATTAAGCGAATAGTCGTAGTCTCGGACTTACAAGTTCCTTACCATGACAGGGTTGCAACTAAGAACCTTGCTAGCTTCATCACAAAGTTTAAGCCAGATCAAGTTGTCACAATAGGCGATGAGATTGACCTACCACAGATAAGCAAGTGGGAGGAAGGGCGCATGGGCAGTTATGCCCAGACCCTAGATGATGATCGCAATGAGGCTGTGCAGCTTCTTTGGGATTTAGGCGTTACAGATTGCATCCGCAGTAATCACACAGATCGCCTGTATAACATCATTATGGCTAAAGTGCCTGCCTTCGGTGCATTGCCAGAGCTTCGCTTTGAGAAGTTCATGAAGTTCGATGAATTGGGCATTACTTTCCACAAGAACCCTATGCCCATCGCTCCTAACTGGATTGCAGTGCATGGAGATCACACACCTATCAAGCCACAAGGGGGTCTATCAGCCCTAGAAGCCGCTCGTAGGCATGGCAAGAATGTTATCTCAGGACATACACACAGGGCAGGGCGTTCGGCCTTCTCAGAGGCCTCTGGGGGCCGTATAGGGCGTGTTCTGCATGGTGTCGAGGTAGGCAATCTTATGGACTTTAAGCAGGCCCACTATACGAAAGGGTCGGCCAACTGGCAACAGGCTTTCGCCATTATGTATGTGCATGGATCTAAGGTGCAAGTAGATCTAATCAACATCGAAAAGGACGGCACATTCATTGTGTCTGGAAAGTCCTACGGCAGACCTAGATAATCGTTATCGTTTCGTTACCTAAATGTGTTAGACATTGTCAGACAGGCATGAGACTCTAAGTCGGTAAGCAGTCAAGGGCACTGCTACAGATAGGTACACAATGATTAACTCAGTAGTAATTATAGGGATGATTGGATTGCTTTTAATTTCCAATGTTCTATGGTATTCACAAGGCTTTAAGGATGGTCGCAGAGAAGGCTGGCACAAGGCTCGCAATCTAGGCCGCAGCTTGGCCGATAAATGAGAGCCAATGAAATCTTACTAACAGCCACCGACACAATTAGAGATCGTGGGCTACAGTATGGACATCCTGCCGATAATCTAGAACACACAGCCATGTTGCTGAGTGCATACTTAGAAATGCCTATCCATGATTATCAGGTGGCAGGCATTATGGTCTTGGTTAAACTGGCTCGGACTAATCAATCTGCTCAGCACATAGACAACTGGATTGATCTATGCAGCTATGGCGCACTAGCTGGGCAACTGGCCACAGAGGAGAACGAACTTTATGTTTAATTTAGCCGACTATGAACCAGTGGAGGTTCGACTTGAAAAGTTTATTAAGGACTACCCTTCGTTTCGCATTGCAACTGAGTTGGAAGTGGTCGAGGCTTCTCGATACATTGTTAAAGCGTATTTATACAAAGATGCTAGCGATGGCGTTGCTTGGGCAACAGGGTACGCTGAAGAGACAGTTACTAGTCGAGGCGTCAATCA